CCGAGATGCATCTGTAAATATTTAAATCGATTTTTCCAACCGTATACACATCCACAGCCCCATTTTTTGCCGCATTTGTAGCTATTATAGGGGAAGCCGCGGCGCTTGTCAACGTGTTGTTCTTTGCCGCCCACGGCTCACGCATGAACGAGAGCGATAACCTCAGCCAAGAATTTATCATCATAAGAGCAGCGGCGGCGCTTTCTCGCCACGCTAATTTTAGCGGGGTGTTGTTTTAGGATGTCCAAAACAATATGCCGGACAACTGCCATATTCTCAGCAGAGAAATCTTTTCGCGTCCGATTGTAATCTTCTTTAAAAGTCATATCAAGGCACCAATGCAGAGAGTTCTCTACTCCCCAATGTGCACGAGCTGCCTTAGCGAAAAGCTTCACGTCTGTCAACGAGGAAATGAAATAACGCCGTTCTTCCGTTACTTCATCTCCAATTTGCACTTTGGAATGTACCATTCCGATTGCATTGAGATTCGTCCAGCCATCTGCATAAAGCATCCAGTCTGGATCAGCAAGAAGATAATATTCCCGTGTTTCGATCCTGCCGTGTCCTTTGTCATGAGTCTTGGTTCTCTGTACTTCAGGATACTTTTTGGCGGAACTTTCAACATCGGCGAAGTATTCTTTCACTTCGGAGCAAAGCAGTGGTTGGTTGTCTTTCAGGCTCAAAACGTAATCTGCATCTTTTTCTGTGATTTTTTTGGTAATTGCTTTCTGACAGCTCATAGCGTCCGCAGTAACGATACAGCCGCTAAGGCACAGGACATCTAAAAGTTCTGGAACCGCAGTGATTTCATTGGATTTTTCATCTGTAGAGATCTGCCCAAGAACGAGCTGATTTTTGTTTGCCCAAGCGCTGACCATATGAAGAGGACTTTGGCTTTCGCTGCCGCTGCAACGCAGCGTCTTTCCGTCAATGCTGACGATTTCGTACTCTGTTGACTGATACACTGTGGAAACCCAACTGCAAAAGCAACGCTCAAATTCCTTTGGATCAATCATGCTCCATACTCTCTGCAAAGTATCATGCGATGGAATGCCGTTTTCTAACTTCATATGCAGACTTTCCCTCATCCACGACTCTTTTGCACGGCAAAAGTCTGCAATATCATCCCAGACATCACATCCGGCTATAACTGCACATATCGTCATGACAATGATTTCCAGAAAATTGTGTTTTACCTTTCCTTGCTGGCGTGGGTCTGTTAAGCTTGAAAAATGTTCCTTTAACATGATACTTCGCCCCTTTCATGACTATCGTATCATATTTCTTTCATCTTGCATACCCTTTTATCCTTTTTTTCATGCGTGAGCCGTGCTTTGCCGCCCACGTTGCCTTTGCCGCCTCGCTGCGTCCAAACCCCGGCACATATGTGCGCACGCTGTCGGAGGTGCTTTGCTTTGTGGCACAGGTAAAGGCTTTGAGGTTTTGGCGGGCTTGCCGGAGCTTTACGGCCTCGGTTGAAGCGTCCTGCCCCGCGGCGGTCTGTGCGAGGTATTGCCGCTTTGCGTTGCGCACCTTGCGCTCCAAAGCGCGCTGCATTTGGCTTATCTCGTACTCGCTGTACATTTTGCCGTTGTACTCAACACTCTTTTCGTCCAGCGCGGCAAGCCGTTCGTCCGTCCATGTGCGCTCGGATATGCCTGGCCAAAACGGACTGAAGCTGTGGCGGCAGTTCCAGCCGCATAGCCCCGCGCCGGTGCCGTAGCCGGTGGATTTTGCAAAATCCTCGTACACTACGCCGTCTATGGTCACGCGGCCGCCTCGGTGGTAGACCTTGCCCTGCCACACGGCATGGCTCGGTCTTGCCCCCGCGTGGGCTGTCACTTCAAAAAACTCCCAGCCGGCCTCACTGGCGCGCTCAATTTGCAGCTTGCCCGCCGTCTGGTTTACGCCTGTCAAGGCGCAGCGCCGCGCGGCGACCTCAAGCCTGTCTTTGTGGCCGGTTGGGTAAGTGATTTCAGGCATACCGGCGGCAAGGCCGCTCACTGTGCGACGGATAGCAGTATTGTAATCAAACGCACCGCTGGACACCTGCAGCCAGACTTTATCACAGGCGGCTTCAAACTCGCCTGTCACGGTGGCGGCCGTTGTAGCCGTGAGGTTGCGCCACTCTCCCGCCGTCTGCGCGTAGCCCGCATTAAGCAGGTTGAGCAGCGCAGGCGTGTCGTTTACCGCGGGCAGGCTTTTGCCCGCCGCCGCGTAGAGCGCATCATCCCCGGCAAGCGTGGCCGTGCCTGCCTTTTGCAAGAGGCGCTTTATCTCGGCGTTGCTCTTGTCGGTGTACTTTGCCAGTGTCTTTACGGTATCGCCGCGCACGGCACGTGTTTGCTCATACCGCCAAAGCTGGTATTCAGCCGTGCCGGTCAGTCCGTCCATTTTGCCCACGCGGCGGGCAACGTCTTTTAAAATATCGTCGCTCACGGCCTGCCAGAGTTTTACGAGCGCGGCGGGCAGTGCGGCAAGGTATTCAGGCTTCAGCATTATCCAGCACCAAAAGAGAGCCCTGCGGCATCATTTTCGGCACTTGCCTCGGCTACAAGCGCTTTGGCATCATCCTCGGCAAGACCGTAAAACTCCATAACATACTTGTATTTGGGCAAAAAGCCCTGCACGGCATCGTCGCGCATTTGGCTGCGGCGCGTTTCAGTATCCACAATATAGCTATCGTCAAAGTTGACGGTAAGTGTCGTGTTTTCGTCAAGCCGGACGCCGCAAATGTATTTGCCCGCCCAGAGCATGGCGCGCAGGATGCCGAGCAGCGCGGCCTCTATCTGTATCTGGTGCCGGTTTGCGTGCTGCACCATGTCCTGCCGCTCGCCCATGTACTCGGTAGCCGTTTTTATGCCAAGCGCTGTAAACTTGTACCGCTTGCCAAGGCCGCACCTGAAGCTGAAATAGTCCAGCGCGTCCTGTACGGCTCGGCTGTTTTCTTCGGTGCGCAGGTCGGGGTTGTATTCGTGCCAGTCTGGGTGGTCAAGGTCGCCGCCCTCCGGCTGCACAAAGAGCTGCTGCAAATCGGTATCCGGCGCGGCATAGTGTTCGGTGCCGCTGCTGTCTATCCAACTGCGCAAAAGCCGCTGTGAGTAGAACACCTTTTTGCCGCCAAGGGCAATATCCTGGCAATAACCATCAAAGGCTCTGTCCACCTGTTTGGCAGCGTCCAGCGCCTCGGCAAACACGGCCATGCCAAGTCCCTCACCGCCGTCAAGGTTTTTGACAATGGCAGGCCGGAACAGGCTAAACCACGGCAAGGCGCTGCCGGTGTTTATGCCGGCGAACACACCCTCCGGCAGCGGCGCGGGCTTGAAGCTTGTATGCTCGCCACCAGGCACGTCATCAGCGCTAAAGTATTCATTGGTTATCCTGTAGCCGTCCTTTTGCAGTGTGTGGGTCTGTAAGTACACATAGCTCTTGCCGTCACTCTGCACCTCGCTCACAAAGGCGCAGTCTACAACCTGCCCGCGCCTTATCGTGATAGGCAAAATACACTCGGCGGGCAGGTAGTCGAGTGTAAGGCGGGCATTCACGTCTGGCGCGGGACGGCCGTTTTCGAGCCGCAGGCCGTCTGCGCCAAGCACAAAAGCGCCGGTGCCGCTGCGGAACGCAAGCTCTACAAGTGCGTTGGCGTTCTGCCAGAATTGCAGCCTGCCAAGCTCGCCACCTGTCTGCTGTGCGTTATCATCGCCGCAAAGCCACACGCTTGCCGCGGTATCGGCAATGGTAACGGTGGTTTTTTCATTTAGCAGTATAGCCGCCCAATCCTCACACGCGCGCTTTATCATGTGCAGGGACGCGCGGCGGCGCGGGTGCGTGCAGCCGTCATAGCCGAGCGCGTTCACCACACTCCAGCCGGTTACATCGCCTTTCCACCAATCGCGCCACGCGGTGATGTTGGAATAGTAAGCGCCTTGCAGCGTCCAGCCCTTTGCCTTATTCAGATAGTCGATAAAATGTTGAATGTTCATCGTTTCAAATAATACGCGCGGTCGCGCTCTATCGTGTACTCGTAAGCGTCCAAGGTGTCTATGTCGGTAGTGCCGTCATCGAGGCGCACATCCTCGCCCGCCGGTGCCTTTGCGCTCCACAATGCGGCGGCAAGCGCACTTTGCAGCGTGGCGGCGGTGGGCAATATCCAAAAGCGTCCGCCACCCATTAAAATGGATGTCAGGCGTATGCGGTCGTTTATGGCAATTTTCTTCGCGTTGTAAATGCGGCGGGCAAGCCACGGCAGCGACCCGCGCGCGGCAGCCGTGCGCAAATGCTGTATGAGCACCTGCTCGGCATTATCGCAGTAAACGGCGCTTATCTCGCCCCACTGCGCAAACACCAGCTCGCAAAACTGTAAAAAGGCGGCGGTAAGCGCGTCCGCGTCGCCGTTGGGCTCCACGCGCACGCTGGCAAGCCCCACAACGCCCTGATAAGCGCCCACGGTGCCGGTTGCAACGAAAGCATGCCGAGAGCCATTACCGCCAAAATCCACGCCTATCTGCACGCTGCGCAGATTGAGCGGCTTGCCTGCAGGCCAATCAAAGCGGCCGTCCTTGGCGGCAACGCTGTCCGCAAAAATGCGGTATATAATACCCTCGGCGGCCACCCATTGGCCTAAAATAAAGCGGTTGTAATAAACGGTGCCCGCATACTCTTGCTTGAGGTTTGCCACAAAATCAGGCGGCAAAAACGGGTTATCGTCTATCGTGTAGGGCTGGCAGTAGATATCCGCGCTGCTGTCCAAAAAAGTCTTAAACCAGTGCGTGGGCGCGTCAGGATTGCAGGTGCCGTCAAAGTGCGAGTGCTCACAGCTCAAACGGCTTTTAAGCATATCAAACACGCCTGGCGTCCAGGTCGTTACCTCATCGCCATAGCAGTACTCAATAGCCGCGCCCTGTATGCGGGCGACGGCCGTTTTTTTGTCGGCGCCCAGCGCGTAGCAGGTGCGGCCAAACATGCGCACAGTATTTTCGCCGGTGCGGATATGCCCCACAAGGCTCTCGCCCCAAAGCTCACGCATAGGCGCCAGGATGTTGCGCTCAAGGGTGCCCTGTGTGTTGCCAAGCAGCACAATAAGCCCCTCGTCGCGGCAGCGCAATATGCGCTTTGGGATTACCACGGCAAAGTCTAAAAAAGTTTTGCCGCTGCGCGTTGCGCCGGTCTTTACGTTCCAGCGGTGGTGCGCGCGCTGCAAATATTCAGTCTGTTTCTTCGAGAGCATCCGGCACCCCCTCCAGCAAAGTCCGCGCGCGGGCAAGCTCGCTGGAATTAGGCACAGCGGCAGGCGTTTCTTCGCCCAACAGCTTGACAAGCACCGCGGCGCAGCGCGCGTTGCCCTCACAAGCGGCTTGCCATTGCCCCACAACAAGCGCCATTTGATTGTCGATATCTTCCGGCGGGATACCCTTGCGCGCCAGTGCATTAA